TCCTGGGATTATCAGGAAGGAGGTCCATTATGGGACAAAAGGTTTGGGAAACATTTACAAATCAAAAACAATGGGAAGGTTATCTTAAGAATCTAATTAAAACAAACGACCGTGCACTGTTCAAAGCAATCATACTAATTTATGACATGCAAACAAACGAAGAGAAAAGCACCGGCTCAAGTGTTGAAGAAAACAATGTCGGGTTCAGTAAAGTTGATGCTTATGAAATGGGTGCTATTGCAAAGAAAATAAAAAGAGGTGACACTCTAACTAAAGGCGAGATTGCTAAATCGAGAAATAAGATGCCAAAGTATTGGAAGCAGCTTATGATTATCAGCAAAAGAAATATGCAGGAGCATAAAGAGGAAGAAGCTATGCAAGAAGCGGCACAAGAAGAATATTATGAGCAACTCAAATTTGAGGATGTAATTGAAGAAAAGACATGCCCATGTTCATATGGTATTTGTGATGAATGCTACGGTGTTCAGATGCGGTTAGACTTAGGAGGAACAGAGATTGAACAGACGTCAAAAGATTCTTAAAAGAAGGATGCAACGTGATTTATTCTGGAGTGTGATACTTATATTTGTTTTATTCATTGTTACTCTGGCAAGCACAGGGCAAGAAGATATGCAAGCAATACAAACAATGGGTGAAGCAACAATCGAAGAATATCCAGAATATGAGGTTGAAACTAAGTTTAGTTTACCAACTTCAAATGAAGTGGTCATTGATGAACAAAAGCCTGAAAGCATATATCCTGTGTTTACATATAGCAAAGATTGGGATGCAGACGACGACTACTTGTTAGCTAAAATGGCGATGGCAGAAGCAGAGGACTGCAGCACAGAAACAAAAGTAAGAATCATCCAAACAATTCTAAATAGAGTGCATAATGACTACTTTCCAGATACTATTCACGATGTACTTTATCAAAAGGTAGGCAGAGTCTGGCAGTTTAGTCCAATAGGAAATGGGCGATGGAGCAGAGTTGAGCCAAGCAAAGATTGTTGGTTAGCACTTCAAATAGTAAAAGAAGCCCAATATGATGAATCATTAGGAGCTCTATACTTTGAAAGCTGTGCAAGCCCAGACAATTGGCATAGCCGTAACCTTGAGTTCCTATATGAAATAGACGGAATGCGGTTCTATAAATGAATGCAGTTGCATATAATAAACTAATTGAAAATCTAAAGGAGGAAACTCAGATGAAAGGATTCTGGTCATTTGTCAAAGCAGTAGCGACAGTAGGTGTGGTGGCATCGTTGATTATTTGCATCTTCGTTCCAGTGATAGGTGTATTTGCATTGGTAGCCAATATCGCTACAATCTCAAACGCAGGGAAAGAGATTAAAAAGATTGAGGACGAGGAGGCAAGACATAAATGAAAATCATAAAGCCCTATGCAGAAATACTCACACCAATAAATGGTGTTGAAGTGCTAAAGTTCATTGAAATGGTCGGTAGAAAATGCTATAAAAGCGAAGATAAAATAACCGACGAAAGTGCATACAAATTTGTGGAAATGCTCATTAAACGTGGACATGAAGCAATGATTGAGCATTATAACGTTTCTGTGTTGTTTGTATGTGATAGAGGTGTAAGTCATGAAATTGTACGCCATCGTATTGCAAGCTACGCTCAAGAGTCCACAAGGTATTGCAATTATAGCAAAGACAAGCATGATAATGAAGTAACATTCATTGAGCCATTATTTTGGGCAGGCCCTCACTCTACATTCTCAACAACTAAACGCTGCTATGAAGAGTGGGAGAAATCTTGTAAGGTTGCAGAAGAAACTTACTTGAATATGCTAAAATTTGGTAAAGTATCACCGCAAGAGGCACGCTCAGTTCTTCCTAATAGCCTTAAAACAGAATTGGTTATGACAACCAATCTTAGAGAGTGGAGACATTTCTTCAAGCTAAGAACGGCAGAAGGAGCCCACCCTCAAATGCGAGAGATTGCCATTCCACTTCTTAAGGAGTTTAAGCAACTTATTCCTGTTGTGTTTGATGACATAGAATGTAGGTGATAATATGAATCGTCAGCAAAGAAGGCAAGCTAAAATCAAAAAGAAAGAGCCTGTTATAAATATCAAAGCAAGTGATGTTGCAGCAATAAAATCAGATGCGGCAGCCAAAGCTGTTGATACAGCGTTCGTCTTAATGCTTGGTATTCCAGCCATGGTGATTCATGACAAATATCCAAAACTTATGAAGCGAATGGAAGATGGAAAACCAAGAGTTGAAAGATTTACCGATATGTGCCTTGAGTTATATGATTCTTTTGAAAAAGGTTATTTGACCCTAGATGACATACAAGAGTGTCTGAAAGAAGAGGCCGGCATCACGATTACAAGGAACCAAGATAAATAATCCTGATAGCCTCCCAGGATTAACCAGATTAACCCAGGATGACTTGTTTAGTATTATCCATAGGTATAATCATTAAATTAAATGAATTATCCTGGGGGACTCTGGATAGGCTAGGAATTAACCAAGAAAATAACCTGTAGTGCCAGCAAAATAAATTCAAATAAATTCAAATAAATTGAAAAACTTTCAACAAAAGGGTGTACAAACTCTACAAAACATGATATAATGTATACATAAGGTAAAGGAAACAAACACCTTAAATAAATACTTAGAGGAGCAAATAAGATGAGTAAATTTGAAGTAATGGCAACAGTGTGGAGCGATGAACAAAATGCACAAGTTAAAGTTGTGATAGGTGAGTTTGATAGGTATATGAATGCAAGGATTTTTGCAGACGCATATTCGGCCTACTATTCATCTACGACAGAAATCGTTGAGTATAAAAGATGCAAGTAAATCTAAAATAACTTCAGTTGAAGGGAGAACGAAAAATGATAGTATCCGATGGAAAAGATGAATGCTTCATGGTTTACAGAGAGTATGGTGACGCAAACGAAAACCTTGCATATGTTTCATAAATAAAAGGATGACACATTCTAAAATATAAACGTGTAAAGCTAAAGATTAGTGCTCAAGTAGAAATACTTGGGCCTTTTCTATTTTAACAAGAAAGGAGAGAAGCAGACCAATGGCTACAGAAAAACCGAATGTAAGTATAGTAGACGAATGGCTTGAAGAAGATAATCTTGAGCTATTGGAATGCTGGGCAAGAGACGGATATACTTTAATGGATATTGCTAATCGAATCGGTATTGGAAGAACAACACTTGATTCTTGGCGCAAGAAATATCCAGAAATCCGGAATGCTTTGAAGAAAGGCAAAGAGATAGTCGATTACAAAGTAGAAAATGCTCTACTAAAATCTGCACTTGGGTATAAAACAAAAGAAGTAAAAGTAACTACACTAATGAGATTTGGAAAAGTAATAGAGACTACAAAAGAGGTAACGCATAAAGACCAAGCACCTAATGTGTCAGCATGTCAAGTATGGCTGTATAATAGACTACCTAATAAGTGGAAAAGGAATCGTGATAATCTCATTGAATTGGATGATGAAGATACAAATATTCAGGTTACAGTAACGAGAGCAAATTCTAATAAAAGTAACGACGCAACTAAAAGTCAGCCTGAGCAGCAGTCGGATAATGAAGTAGATGAAGAGTGGCAAGACAAAGTAAATACGTCTATTGAAATATCTAAAAAGAAAGACCAAGAAGAAACAAATGATAGTAAGTCTAAGACTAAAAGCAACTCAAACAAAGCTCAAAAAGAGAGTTCTAAAGAGAGCGATGACTTAGATTATTGGCCAGATGACTGGGAGGACGATGACCTATGAAGATAGTAAAGCAGGTTGCTCCAGCATTTGAAGACTTCTTGTTCGACTGGGACTATGAACGATACTTGCTCATTGGTGGCTATGGTAGTGGTAAGTCATATCAGGTAGCACTCAAAATCATACTTAAGCTACTAGAGGAGAAGCGTACAGCGTTAGTTATCAGAGAGGTGTTCGATACAATACATGATAGTTGCTATAGCTTGATAGCTGAGATACTAGATGATATGAATCTACTAACTGAAGACGTATCAGCGTATCGAAAGAAGCGTAATAAGGTGCTAGCAAGGAAGGCTCCACTAGGGTTCAGGTTCCCCAATGGGAGTAAGATTATATTCAAAGGTATGGATAAGCCTGAAAAGGTAAAGTCAATCAATGGTGTGTCAATTGTATGGTTGGAAGAGTGTAGTGAAATCAAGTATGAAGGCTATAAAGAATTACTTGGTCGTATTCGTACTCCGGACAAATCGATGCATTTCATTCTTAGCTGCAATCCAGTTGGTAGAGACAATTGGGTGTATCGTCACTTCTTTGTAAGACTTAATGATGAAGGGCAGGAAGATGTAATACTGGATGAAGATAAGTTTTATGAAAAGCATGTGATAATAAAGGACGGTACATACTATCATCATTCTACACCGGACGATAATCCTTGGCTGCCTTGGCAATACATAAAGCGTTTGGATGACCTTAAGAACTATGACTATCCATTGTATATTGTAGCAAGATGGGGAAGGTTTGGTGCAACAGGCACAAGAGTGTTACCGCAGCTCAGAATTGCATACCAAACTAAATCGTTTAAAGAGGCTATTGCAAAACTTGGCCCAGAAAATCAATACTTTGGATTTGACTTTGGTTTTGAAGAGTCTTTCAATGCTGTGGTGTCAATGAGTGTGGATGTAAAGCGAAGCATACTCTATATCTGGGATGAGATATACATGAATCATGTAACTGACGATGTGTTTGCTAATCAACCAGAGATGCAGCAATTACGTAAGCGAATAAATGACTTAAATAATGCTGGTTACAATAAGATGATTGTAGCAGATAATGAGGACCCTAAAGCAATAACTTACTACAGACAAAACGGATTTAAGATACGTGCTTGTAGAAACAAGTTTGCAGGTTCAAGATTGTCTAACACTCGTAAAGTAAAGCGCTTCAAAAAGATTGTTGTTAGTCCTACATGTAAGAATGTAATTCGTGAGCTTAAGGACTTGACATATAAGAAAGATGCTAAAGGTAATGTAGTCTACGACCAGTTTAACATTGACCCTCATAGTTTTAGTGCAATTTGGTATGCGCTTGATACTGTGACTGTGGCTGACGTTAAAGATAAAGACTTCAATAGCCGAGCAAGTTAAAGCTCATAATTTTATGAAAGGAGGAAATGCGAGATGTTTAAGAACAATATTTTCAAGCCGGATGTAAATACCGCCAAGTGGTTTAAAGCTGCTGGTATTCGTGCTCTTAAGACTGTTGCGCAGACTGCTATTGCTACTATTGGTGCTTCTGCTACCATGGGCGAAGTAAATTGGGTAATGGTTGGTAGCGCGAGCTTGCTTGCTGGTGTGGTAAGTATTTTAACCAGTATTGCTGGTATTCCTGAGGTTAAAGCAAAGGAAGGTGAGTAATACGATAGATAAATTAGATAAATACTATACCCCATCAGAGTTGGCAGAATATATAGTAAATAAAACTAAAGAAATTATAGGTGAGCAAAATATCACAGAATACGTAGAGCCATCAGCAGGAGCAGGGGCATTTTTAGATTATTTAGACAAACCTTATTTAGCTTATGATATTGAGCCAGAGGATAGTAGGGTTATGAAACAAGATTACCTAGAGTTAGAATTGGAATATAAAAGAGGTAGGTGTGTTATAGGGAATCCCCCGTTTGGATGGGGAAACACACTTAGTGTAAAGTTTTACAAAAAATCCATAGAGTTGGCAGACTATATTGCATTTATTCAGCCAATTTCCCAACTAGATAATAATATGCAAATGTATGAATTTGATTTAGCATATAGCAAGGACTTAGGATTACACAATTATAGTGGGAAGCAACTTCATTGTTGTTTTAATATATATAAGAGACCTCAGAGTGGCAAGCTCAACAAGAGGCCTAATTACAAGCTAAAGGACATAACAATTATAGAGTATAGGAGAGGTGGAAACGCGTTCATACCCCCTGGATATGACTATGCGATGGGAGTATACGGTGAAGGATGCGTCGGAAAGGTTCCAAATAAGGTAGGACAGTATTCTTTGGAGTGTTATTTTTACATTAAGAATAAAGAGTTAAAGAACAAAGTTTTGGATGTGTTAGAGAATTATGACTGGAAAGGTATATTTAAAAGTATTTCTACTCCCAGACTTCCACAGTGGCGTATCTTCAAAGTATTAAAAGAAGAAGTACCAGGGTTAGAATAAGTTAAGAATGGCTTGAAATAGACACTTAAAAAGGAAGGTGAAGAAGATGAGCAACAGCCCATTGGTAAATTATACAAAGCTTAGCCCAAATCATTCAGGGCAGAGAACACATGCAATTGACCGTATTACTCCACATTGTGTAGTTGGTCAGTGTAGTGTAGAAACACTTGGTAATATTTTTGCTTCAAGAGGAAAACAAGCATCAAGTAATTATGGTATTGGTGCTGATGGACGAATTGGAATGTATTGTGAAGAAAAGAATCGCTCTTGGTGTAGTTCGTCTAATGCAAATGACCAAAGAGCTGTTACAATTGAATGTGCGTCTGATATTAAAGCACCATATGCATTTAAAAATGTTGTATATAATAAGCTTATTGAACTATGCGTAGATATTTGTAAGCGTAATGGAAAGACTAAGTTACTTTGGCTTGGTGATAAAAACAAAACATTAGCTTACAATCCGGCTCCAAATGAGATGGTGCTTACAGCTCATCGTTGGTTTGCAAATACGAATTGTCCTGGTGATTGGATGTATCAGAGAATGGGTGACCTTGCTGCTAAGGTTACTGCTAAACTTGGTGGCACAGCTACTACTAAGCCTAATAAAACACCTAACACTATGAATAACTTCCCTGCAGTTCCATTCACAGTCAATGTAAAGATTAATGATTTGAATTATAGAAGCCAACCGAGTTTAGATGGTGTAGTCAAAGGTCAGACCGGCAAAGGTACATTTACAATTGTTAAGGTTAATAACGGTTGGGGTAAGCTTAAATCAGGTGCTGGTTGGATTTGGCTTGGCAATCCTCAATATTGCACTATCAATGGCACGGTAAAAGCAGGTGCATTAGTATTTAGTCCTTATACAGTTAAGGTATCAGCTAAAGACTTGAATATCAGAAAGGGACCGGGTACCAACTATGCATCTAATGGATTCTGCCCTGCTGGTGTTTACACTATCATTGAGGAATCGAATGGTATAGGTGCTACCAAATGGGGTAAGCTTAAGAGTGGAGCAGGTTGGATAAGTCTAGATTATGCAAAACGAGTTTAAGAGTTTAAGGAGGTAATGGAAGATGG